GCTGTAGTTATATATATCGAATTTTGATATAATCTCATCTGTGTGACATCTTTTTGAAGGGCCGTTCGAATATCTTGTGATTCTTCAGGATTGATAAGAACATTCGGATCGTCTCTCCCCCAATATTGATATTTTACATTATTATTATATAAATAACCCATCTTGTCAATCGTCGCCCCAACATTCTGTGACAAATCCATAAATTGATTTATTTTTTCTTTATTGGTCTTTATATTCTCTTGATGGATAGTTTGAATGGCATCTAAATTTTGAGAAACGGTGTCAGGGTCATCCTCGAGAAAAAATGGAGGAGCCGTTACATTCGGTATAGCTGTTTTGGCAGGAGATGTCGAAACAGAAGGCATCCAATTCACCGTTGAATTCGAACTATTTACAGATACGGTATAACCTTTGGTATAAGGTGTAGAAGCAGGCACATTCGGTAACCAATTCGCCGTATTTTCTACGGAAGACCCCTTGACAAAGGTTTCTATAATATCCCCACGACAACTACATAATTTCCTTTTTGACAATTCCTTAGATAACACTTCGGGTTTACCTTCATAATCATTCCAATCAATATTTTTATGAGTTTGTGAATGAAAACCTGGAAATTCCATATATATGGGCTTTATATTTTTCTAATGATATAAAATAATAGTGTAGTAGCTAAAATCGTCCATAAAACATTTATATAAATGGTTGAATCTAAAAACTTTTTTGAATCCCCCGAAACAGATTGCTCTCCATATATTTTTGTTAGAGAACGGTCTAGTTCTTGGCGGATGGCATTATTTTGTTGAAATACTTTCAATATTTTATTGGTTTGGTCTAAATATTGTCCTGTAATCGTTGGTTCATTCATATCATTCAATATTTTCGAAAAATCCGTCAACATTTGTAAAATATCCACATATCGTTGACACAACAATTTTTTATCATTTTCGGTTGTTTTTGATGCAATATATTCATCCGTATACACAAAATTATTAAAAGGGCTCGAATCGAATTGTGAAACATATACCGACTCTATTTGCTGTTGCGAAAAATTTTTAAAAGTAAAACTACATATTTCAGGCACCATATTCTTCTCTGCTATATCACATTGTTGTGCTAATTTTATAGATGACAATAATTTCGAAGTTTCTTTCGATAAATATTGCTCGACTTCTATTAATGTTATCGGACCAGTTGTCATAAAGGAAGAAGATATATCACTTATTCTTGATATTTGACCGTCACCTCCACATTTCGTCCATATTGGCGATTCGTGAATATAATATCTTGGCTGAATCATCGGATTATCATTTGGATGCGATGTTGGAACTGTATCTTTTTTTATTTCTACTACAGGTATAGTCGGTTTTGGAGTGGTTGTCCTCTGTGACATATGCTATATTATACTTGCATAATATAAATATATCCACTTACACAAAAAATTCCTGCTACAATATTAAATACATTCAAATATTGGGATTTGTATTGGACGTTGGCATCCTTCAACGATTGTGACATCGTCACATCTATATTATTATTATTATGAAGCGTTTTTTGTAATTGAATATTTTTATTTACTTCACCATAATATCGATATACTAATTCACGGATTTTGGCGTCATTATTTAATAATGTAGCCTCATTCTTATATCCCATCTCTACATTACCACCTGCTCCCCCAAATGACGATTTTGGGAAATTTCCCGTCAAATTCATTTTAATCCCTTTAATCATTTGTAAAAGCCCTAAATTATTCGGCTGATTTTGCTCCCCTGTAGGTCCGGTTGCTGAACCGTTGGCATTTAACTCATAAGTATCACAATGTGAATGGGGCTCTCCGCTAAATACGGGCTCACCACTACAAACACATTTACAATATGTCGACCCGTCGTTCTTTTTAATGATTTGTTGAGAACAAGCCCCACTATAATGCCAATGATTCAAAGTACAAGTTTTTCTATATTTACAACGAGGATTATCTGTCGTTTGTGTTATATAGGAAGTCCCTCCATCTGTATCTATAAAAGGAATATCTCCCTTTTTCACATCTGCTTTTACATTAAATCCAGATTCCCAACTATTTGTTATATCTTGTCTCCAATTTATTTGCCCACTACTTATGTCTAAAGTAGATGGACGACCTGTAGAATTTGGAAATATAGTTAAATTCCCGTTTATTGCCGAAAATTTATCACTAGTAGAGCCAGCTGGTGGATTTATTAAATCAAATGTTATTTTGTTAAAATTGTTATTAAAAACCATATTTCCTGGTAAAAAAGTATTTCCAAAATCAAAATTAGGATTCATTATTATACCACTTATTTGGGGGTCAAAAATATTGGTTATGGAACTAATATTCGCGCCAGGACTTACCTCATTCGCCCAGTTTATAACGGCAGCCGGTTCAAATGGAAAAGTTGCTAATAAGTCCATATTCTTTGTCGTATCCAAAGAATTGTAAAAAAAATCACCTTGACGAAATCTCATATTATATGTTTGTGATGGCATTTGTTATTTTTATAATATCTCGAGAACATTTTTTACACCAATTCTCATTCAATATGCCACCGAAGGGGACAGAAATGAATGGATTCTTCGATGCGTATATACCTGTGAAGAATTCCTTCTCCCCCTTCCCCCTTCCCCACATTTTTTCTTTATGATTTTTTCCAAATATAGTCATAAAGAAATATATTTTATAGGCAATATCGATAATAATTATAATTCATAGCAGTATTACTCTTACGTTCTATCTTTATGACTTCCCCCGGACGTAATCCTAAAGCAAGTGCTTGGGGGTCGAATCTCGATATTTCAGGTAATTGCGATAAACTCATTATATGATATTTTAGTTTGAGTTCTTCCACCTCTTCTGGTGTCATAATTCTAGCGTAAGGCACTAATTCGTGTTGTAACACATCAAATTGAAGACGTTTAATATTGTGCATCACGATAAAGATACCAGAATGGTCATATAAATATTTTATCTTTGTGACAATTGTATCGTTTGGCTCTTCATTCACTATTACTATGAGTGTATCTTTTTTTTCTAAAACTTGCTCCACTTCATAAAGGTCCTCCACTAATTGGTCTAAAATGTCTTTTCGCAATTGCTTGATTTGAATCAAATATTTTACGTATGCCTTTTTCCCGTCTGATTTCTTTGTTACCAACATATCCAATTGGTTCGTTCTATACATTGCATCAATCTCGTTTATACTAAACATATCGTAATCACCCGTAGTATATCCCTGTTGCTCCAGTTGAGATAAAATTGTCTTGCGGGAATTATATATGGTTATAATGTTGTTACTTGAAAGCGACATATAGTATAAGATTGTATATTCTTTTTATATCTTCATCAATTTTATACCTTTTTGACTAAAAAATTCGTCATCGTATCAAATATAGAGAACCCTGAATCTTTATTCTCTTCTTTTACTTCTTCTACAGAACCACTCTCTGTCTTCGTCTGTGGTTTTTCTTTTGTCGATGTCGATGATGTCGATGCCACTACCGATGATGCTGTCGATGCCGCCTTTGCCGCAACTCCATCCACCTCATTATTATTTCCATTTATCAAAAAAATATTCATATCTGGTTTGGAAACAGGAGCAGGGGCTCCTCCTAAAATAGGTGTCATTTGATTTCCCATCGGTTGAACGGGTATTTGAGCTTGTGGAGGAGAAAGCGCAAATGGCTCTACGACTTGTATGTCACCGCCGCTACCGCTATCACCATATTTTTGAACGGTTATAAATTCATCCCCTAAATTTGTAATTCTCCATAAATTGTCCGAACCTTGATACGAATTCAAAGAAACTAATTCATTCAACCCATATTGTTTCATAGAATCTCCTCCAGATGTACTTCTTTTTGACAATAATGGAGTGGCGAATATATCATCTTCTGGATAATTGGGAGAATTTAATCCTGGTTCTCTTTCTATAGATTCCATCGATGAATAATCAGGTGTATTCGGGTCATATTGTGGAGATGTGTCTCGAACATATTCATCTGAAAGATATCGTGGTCCTTCCTCCGATTCCTGTTCCTGTTCCTGTTCTGGTTCCTGTTCCGGTTCCGGTTCCGGTTCCGATACTGGCACAACCAAAGGTTTTGCCTTTTTACCAGTATTATGTAACCCCATCGTATATTCTCTAATATTGATTTCTCCATCTTTATTCAATAGAATATTCATATTTTTTGAAAATGTCATATTCTCTATTTGGTCTATATTATCATCTGTAATCACTCTCATGACTACATTAATCGTTTGAAGCTCCTGTATCAACAATTTCAACGAATATGGAATACGAATCACCGAAAAAGAACGCCCGTGACGACTAATATTTTCTACCGCCATATTGTTCTCAACGAGAGAACCCATAAATTTAAGCGGACCATCCACCATCGGGCTCAAGAAAATATTTTTATCAGGATTATAAGCCGCTATCATTCCCGATTTGTTACATACCGCCATAAAATATTTATCCGACCTTTCCATCATCGATTCTGTAAGAAAATTCGTTGCTCCATGGGCGATTAATCCATCACGCTCCATTTCACCAATACGTAATCCACCATCATTCGCACGACCACTCACAGGCTGTCTTGTTAATGCCGTTCGTGGACCTTGTGGTCTATAATTGATTTTGTCTTTCACCATATGTTTCAAACGCATATAATATGTCGGCCCGATGAAAATTTCGGTTTCAATTTGCTCCCCTGTCATTCCATTATATAACATTTCATTACCACTCGAATGAAACCTATGGGCCATCAAAATATCCGCATATTGTGATACTCCAGATGCTTGAAAAGCAGTTCCATCACCAAAATTCCCAGTAAGAGCACACGCTTTTCCAGTAATACATTCGACAAATTGTCCTATAGTCATACGAGATGGTAAAGCGTGTGGATTAATAATAATATCCGGAATCACACCCGAAGAAGTAAAAGGCATATCCGATTCAGGAATAATATTACCAATTGTTCCTTTTTGACCAGCTCTGGAGGCCATTTTGTCACCTATTGCCGGAAATCGCATTTCACGCACTCTTACTTTGGCTATTCTTCCCCCTTCTTCTCCTTCCGTAATAAATGATTTGTCTACTATTCCCATTTGTCCCTTTTTCGGGGTCTTCGAATCATCTTTTCTCAATCCAGTTTTTACATCTATCATCGTGCTCATTCCTATCATCACCATTTTATCGTGAACTTCTGTCCCTTCTTTTACTAATCCATACGCGTCCAAATGTTGGTATTCATACCCGGGTTTTGTTCCTATCAAATTCGGCATTTTCTCAATATTTGTAAATAACTTCTCCTTTTCCGTTCGACCATCGGAACTAACCACCTTTTCTTCATGAGATTCATACGTTGTATAATAAGTGGTTGAGAACAATCCGCGTTTTATAGCCGCCTCATTTATTAAAACGGCATCTTCCATATTATATCCTGTATAACACATTACAGCAACAATCGCATTATTTCCATAACAATTCTCCTCACCGTTGATATATTCCATAAAACGAGTTTTTACTAATGGAATTTGCGGTGTATTTAAAACAACAGCAGCTTTATCCATCCTTACTTGACTATTTGTATGATACATCGAAACTGCCTGTCTACTTTGACCACAAGAAAAAGAATTACGTGCTGCTGGATTATTCTGCGGAAAAGGAATCAAATTACACATCAAACCTAAAATAAAGGATGAATGAATCTCGATATGTGTATAATCTCTTCCTGTCGGTTTATGTAAATCCTCCTGTTTGACTGCTATATAAGTCCCCTCTATTTCACTTGTATCTATAAATTCTATCACCGCTTTTGATTTTATAAACCGGTCGAATTTCATCGGGTTCGTCTCACTCCCTACATTTGGATACAATTCCGACAATTCGTATATCTTCATCGGATCCCAACCCCACGCCTTTTCATTAAATCCTGAAATCAAATCCGTCCAGGTAAAATCATTCTCCTCTATTTTCTTCTTTATGACACTATTTTCAAAAAAGAATCCAGATTCTCCCTTATAAATCAAAGGACGACACATACGACCTTCGTCGCAATTTATTTGAATGGTATTCTGGCGGATGTCAAAAAGGATACTCATATAAATCGGCAACAATCCATTACGACGAAAAATTTTCATATAATTAATACAATGATATGGGTCTTCTACACAACCCGCCCAGAATCCATTTACAAATACTTTTGTATTCTGTGAAAGAATTATCGGTGGACATTCAGTCACATATTGGAGCCTTGCCTTTCTACGCAACCACGCCACGATTGGTTCTCTTGATATCCCTTTTGTGATATAAACTGACATCGCCAATTGTTTTTGAAGACCGACTGTTGCACCATCTGAATCGATTGGGTCAAAAAATCCACATTGTGACGCGTGTAATAAACGAGGCCCGACCACCTTCGTACTACTATCTATAGGAATATTCGTTTTTCTAAAATGGGACATCATAGAGGAATGAGAAAGCCTATTTATATCTTGGAGAACTCCTATGCGTTTCGTATGTGCCTGTGTTCCCCAATTCCCCTTGAACCCTTTTTTGAACCATTCTTCCACAAGCCGATTATTGAAAAAATCTTTATGGTCATTTATTAATGCCGCCAAATTCCCTTCATACATATCTTGATTGAAAAAAAGGACTTTTTCATACCACAAATGAATATATTTCTGTTGGAGATTGTAAGCCTCGCGAAAAAGATCGCCTATGATGGCACCAGGCGTTTCAATACGTTTCAATCGATAACTATCCCTATTTGTCGGCTGTTCGATATCTAAATGAACACTTATTAAACGATTTACCATATACCCCAAATAATATGCTTTTTCTATGAAATTCATCTCTCCTACATGTGGCAAAAAATAATCCGCAAGAATTTCGAGAACGGTTTCCGTAGTTTTCCCCTTTGTTAAAACGGCCATAAATTCGAGTGCGCCTTTTTGCGTCATAATACCTCCCGCTTCATGAACCGAAGGGACAAATGCCTCCATCATATCCGCGTTTTTCTCCAAGTCATAAAGGCATAATTGGATAATATCTCTGTCGGATAAAATACCTAAGGCACGGAATAATATCATTACAGGCACGGGTTTTCGCACATTAGGAACAGCTACTACAATATTTCCATTAGAGAACTTTGAATTTGGTCCAACTATATGGATATTTAGCGTTCGAACTGGTTTCGACACATTTTCAGAAACAGAACGAATAGAAGCTGTCGCTATGTTCTCAGCCTCTGGTGATATATCCTTTGTGACATCTAGCAGATTGTCTGCGAATTTTTCTTGTGAAACGAGAACTTTTTCTTTACCGTCGATAATGAAATATCCGCCAACATCATTACGACATTCTCCCATTTGAAATCGTAAATCTGGCGAAAGACCCCCTAAAATACAAAAATCGGATTGAAGCATAATCGGGAATTTACCCAGATATACCTTTTCTATGATTGAAGTCGTTTTCTGGACATCTTTTGAAATCATCGATTTCTCTGTGAGTTCTTTCATTTCACCTTTTTGTTCAACCGTAATTGTGTCCTTTCTTATTTTTGGCTTCTTAAATGGCTTTTTCACTATTGTTTTTCCTCCGCCTTCTAATTCGCCTTCTTCCTCTTCCTCTTCAATCCTCTCTAACACTTTTTTAGATTTTGATTTGAAATCTTCATATTCACCTTCAGAATCCGATGAGTCTTCTGTTCTCAATCGAACCCCTGAAGGAGCAACCGCTTTAGGTAATTCTCCTTCTTCCAAAATATCTATAAATTCTATTTCTACATCATAATGAATTGTCATACTATAAGTCATATTACGCAATCGGGCTTCATTTGGATACATAAAGTGAGAACGTCCTTCGTCATAAATAATCGGTTTTCCAAAATATAATCGAGAACCATCTTTACCACCCATATATATCAGCGCTTGCGACCTATATTCTCCAAATCCTAATTCTGGATTTGTTTTTCCTGTATTCGGGTCATATCTCGCCAAATTTGGGTCATATCTGGATTGAATTCGAATAGGGTTTTTATCACGAAATGTTTGAAAAATTCCCGAAGAATAAAAATCATTATAGGATTCTATATGATGTCTTACTAAACGTTGTGAGTCACTTTTAAAAAATGAATCGATTATTTTCCAATTCAAATTGTCATCCATAGTATCACCCATTTTTATAATATATATACTTGTGTGATTTTATTATTTCATTTTTTCAACCCATGAAATATATTTAGTTATTTTATAATGGACGTCGCCGGTCTTTTTACACCTTTCCAAAATCACGACCTCTGTCTCTGGTTTTATTTCCTCTCTGTCGCTGGATTTGTTCTCCTTGTTTTTACCATTATTGCTTTTATTTATTATGGAATCACACAAAAGAAAAACTCCGTTTCTTTTCTCTCTCTCTTCCTCGCACTCACATGGTATTTGATTTTCTATTTCCAAAATCGTCTCCTTTACACGATGTGCGTAAAATCGGTATAAATCTTTCGTTAAAATATCAGTTTTAGCTTTCAATAATATAGTATATGGATATACTCTATTATAGTAATCATTGTCCCCATTCTCAAAAAGTCATTCATTTTATCTCTAGACAATCCGGACTCCTCGATAAATTAAATGCTATTTGTGTAGACCGTCGAAAAGTTGACCCAAATACCGGCCAAACTTCTATCCAATTAGAAAATGGCAAACATATTTTGCTTCCTCCCAACGTTCATAGTGTTCCGTGTCTTTTAGTCGTAAAAAATAATTATCGCGCCTTATTTGGAAAAGATATCATCTCATATTTTGAACCAACTGTGAATGAAGCCAACGCCATCGCACAAAAAAATAATGGAGAACCTATCGGGACAGCTCTTGTTCCATCTAGCGCGGGTGTTAGTATTATGTCCGAACAATATACCCTTTATGACCTCTCTCCAGATGATTTAAGCGCAAAAAGCCAGTCCACTAAACGACCGATGTATAATTATGTATCTGCTACCAATCATCAACCCTATTCTATTCCTACTCCACCGGATACCTATCGACCTGATAAAGTTGACCCATCCCTTACTTTAGAATCTCTAGAGCAAAAAAGGAATTTTGAAGTATCCAACGGAGCACCATCTACTCCTTTCGGGTTCTAACCCCTTGAAGGGACACATATCGGTAACGATTTATACCGGCGTATACCTTTATCATAAAATTGAATGAATATAGAATTAATATCGAATATTATACTACTATTACTATGTCAGAAATCACAAACAGTTTTGTAAAGGTTGAACCGAAGACAGCCGTTGAAACACAACAACAACAACAGATTGACAAACAAAGTCTTGAGGATTATATTAGCGAAGACATCAAATTATATTTCGGCGATTGTATCGAAAAAATGGCATTAATACCCGATGATAGTGTGGATTTAATCCTTTGTGATCTTCCTTATGGTTCCACGAAATGTAAATGGGACGCAATTATTCCTTTAACATCCTTATGGGAACATTATCGTAGAGTCATAAAGAAACCACAAGGTGTTATCCTTCTATTTGGTCAACAACCATTCACTAGTATGCTTGTCTCCTCAAACTATGATTGGTTTAAATACAATCTCATATGGAAGAAAAATAAAACGACTCAGTTTCTCTTGGCAAATTATCGTCCTATGAAATGTACTGAGGATATTTGCGTGTTTTCAAAAGGTGGAGCCGCCGCCGCATCTAGAAAAACTGGGAATATGACGTATAATCCCCAGGGATTAGTTGCTGTAGATATCAAAAAGAAAAATTCAGCGAAACGTATCGGGAAAATGTTAAATCAAGCTCATCATTTAGGGCCTAATAATAAATTGACGAGTGATACTGAATATTCACAGAAATTTACAAATTATCCGAATGAAATTCTTGAATTCAATATTGAATATGATACAGCACATGAAACTCAAAAACCTGTGAAACTAATCGAGCATTTGATTTTAACATATTCAAATGAAGGGGAAACTGTTTTAGATAATACGATGGGTTCGGGAACTACAGGAGTAGGATGTGTGAATCAAAAAAGAAAGTTCGTGGGAATCGAACTTCTTGATAAATATTATAAATTATCGAAATATCGTATACTACAAGCTCAACTAGCTACTACTACTGATGCTGCTACTGATACTGCTACTACTGCTGCTACTACTACAGAAAATGATTAGACGACGAGTCTAAGATTTCCATCAGCATCCTGAACGATTGTCCGTTTCTCCGAAGCATTCAGGTAGTTCAAGACACGCAAAAGGCCTTCGACGTTGTCGCCTAGAACACCAGCACT